GACGGCCCCGTCTACCAGGACCAGCGCAACGTCCAGAACAAGAACATCGGCGCCTGGGTCAAGAACACCAACCAGCCGTAGAACGGCCGATCCTGGCCCTTGCTTGACCCCAGCGATCACCGTATGTCACAGTGCCCCCAGGGCAGGACACGTGTGCCCGCAAGCCTCTAGGCCCCCAGCTACTGCCGGGGGCCTTTTGCATGCCCGGGGAGGCGCCGTGGACGTGACCGAGCTGTACCCCGACGACCTCGTCTACGAGCACGAAGCGACCGAAGCGACCGGAGTCCCCGGCACCGTGATCCGGCAGTGGGCGCGGCGCGGGAAGATCCACCGCTTCGAAGGCAACGGGCAACTCACCGGCCAGGGCCACGAGTACAAGACGATGTACGCGCTGCCCGAGATACAGCAGCGAGCCGCCAACTACCGGCCCATGCCGCAACGCGCCCGCCGCGCCGCCTGAGCGTCCCGCCGTCCGTCGTGCCCCCGCCACGGGCGGCGGGACTCGCAACGTCACAACCTGGGCACACCACTTACGTGGCGGCTGCATGCGTCGCATGATGCACCCTCAGTACCAAGTGTCCTGGGGGGACCATGAACGCTCGCAGAACCGCCGTCGTATCCGTGCTCATCGCAGCCACTACTACTGCATGCAGTAGCGGCGGGCAGCCCAAGACGATCCGTGTCACGCAGACCGTCACCGCATCACCCAGTGCCAAGGCCTCGGCGCACCAGTTCGCTACCGCTCAGGCTGTTGCCGACGCGCTGCACGCCCACGGGTTCACAGTGTCGATGCTGCACAAGGACGACGGCACGTACATCAGCGATGTGGGTGGCAGCGCCTACGACTTCACCGTCACCGACAAGGCGGGCAAGCCGGCGGCCGGTGACAGCGGGATCAACATGTTCCCCAACCATGAGGCGCTGGCCAGCTGGACAGAGATGTCCAAGAGCATGGGTGGGGTGGCTGTCACCGGCGATACGTGGGCGGTCAGCCTGCCCACCGGCAGCACAGCAGCCAGGACGGACAGCAAGCGCCTAGCCCCACTGGTAGCCAAGGCCCTAGGCGGCACAGTGCAGCAGTAGCCCCAGGGCAGCACCACTCACCACACCACCCTGTGCCACCCACCACCAGGTACAGCACCAGCCCTGGAGGTAGCCATGGCCTACAGCAAGGGGCGTGCGGGCACGGCGTGGTGGCGGGTCCAGGCTCAGGTCTTCGCTGAGGAGACGCAGTGCTGGCTGTGTGGTGGTTTCGTGGATCAGGAGCTTCCGCGTGAGCATCCGATGTCTCGGACGGTCGATCACGTGATGGAGCTGTGGCAGGGCGGCGATCCGCTGGATCGGGCGAACTGCCGGCTGGCTCATCGGCGTTGCAACTCGGCGAAGTCGAATAAGGCCAGGTCAAAGGCTCGATCGCGGTCGGCGTTCTCCGTGGAGGCCGCTAGGCTGTGATCTTGACCGTCCAATTCATGATGCTATGTCCGAATTGAGCGATTCATTCGGGTTCGGTTCGGCGCGATCAAGGCTCTGACCTGCATAAACGCCAGAGCGTGTCGGAATGTCCGTTTTTTGAAATGATCTTGCTTTGACCCCGCCCACACCTGAAAATCCTCTCCCCCCGCAAAAAATCATGGGGGGAAGGTGATCATGGAACGGGGGTCCGATGGCAATTCCGAAGGCTCCCGCTGGGCTCGGCGCTCGCGGCCGGCGGCTGTGGCGGGATTCGCTGTCGCAGGGCTCTCTGACTCCGGCTCATCTGGTGATCCTGGAGGAGGCTTGCCGTATCTCGGATCGGCTTGACCTGCTGGATTCGATTATCCGGGGCCATGCGGCGGGGGTCAACGCGGAGGAGTCGAATGCCGGGGATTTTCAGCGGTGGCTCGCTGAGTCCCGGCAGCAGTCGGCGACTTTGAAGGCTCTTCTCGCTGAGATCCGGTCAGGTTCGGCGGCTTCGAAGGCGCCTTCCGTGAAGACGGCGGCGAAGGGGGCGGCGGGTGTCACGGATCTCAACGCCCGGATCGCGAGTAGGCGCAAGAAGGCCTCGGGTTGAGCTGGCGCCTCCGTCGGCGTACACGTTGGGCCCGGAGGCGTGTGAGCTGGCGGAGCGGGCTGGGTTGGTGCCGGATCCGTGGCAGGCGGATGCGATCGACTTGCTGCTGTCGTGCCGTGAGGACGGCAAGTGGGCGTGCTTCGAGTATGCGGAGATCCTGGCCCGGCAGAACGGTAAGGGCGCGCTGCTGGAGATCCGGGTGCTGGCGGGATTCTTGCTGCTCGGTGAAGAGCTCATCATGTGGAGCGCCCACGAGTACAAGACCGCGATGGAAGCGTTCCGCCGGTTCCGGACGTTGCTTCGGCGGCTTGGCACGCTGGTCAATCCGGCGAACGAGAATCTGCTTGATGTCGACGGCATCCTCATCAAGGTCTCGAACACGAACGGCGAGGAGAGCTTCGAGCGGCTCGACACGGGCGCTCGCGTGAAGTTCGTGGCCAGGTCGAAGGGTTCGGGCCGTGGCTTCTCTGGCGACCTCATCATCATCGACGAGTCGTTCGCGTACACGCTGCTGCAGCAGGAAGCACTGATGCCGGCGCTGGCGGCGCGCCCGAATCCGCAGATCATCTACACGTCGTCGCCGCCGTTGGACGGCGAGTCCGGCGAGGTGATGTTCCACCTGAAGCGGCGGGCGGACGCGGGCGGCGATGACAGCCTCGGCTGGCGGGACTGGGGGATCGAGGGCGACCTCGACCACCTTGACAGGGTCGACTTGGACGACCGGGATCTGTGGGCGGCGTCGAATCCGGCGCTGGGGATGCGGCTGTCGGAGGAGACGATCCTTCGGGAGCGGCGCTCGATGGGTGATGCGGGGTTCGCGCGGGAGCGGCTGTGTATGTGGCCGGCGCTGTCGCAGTCCGGCAAAGAGATCGATCCTGCGAAGTGGGCGGGCATGGCTGACCCTGACTCGCAGAGGAATCGCGAGCATGGTGTCGCGATCGGCGTGGATATCAGCCCGCTGCGGGATTACGCGGCGGTGTTCGTGTACGGGCTGCGGGCGGATGGTCTGGGTCACGGGCAGTTGGCGGACTATCGGCCGGGCACGCGGTGGCTGGTGCCGAGGCTGGTGGAGCTGCGTGAGGCGCTGGATCCGGTGTCGGTGGCGATGGGCCGCGGTACGGCGGCGTTCTTGGAGACGGCACTCGACAAGGCGGGCTTCAAGCGGCCGGAGGATGCGGATGCTCCGGAGCCGGGTGATCTGGCGGTGACTTCGGCGGTCGACATGGCGGCGGCGACGGGGCAGCTGCTGGAGGCTGTGCGCGAGGAGAGTTTCCGTTACGTGCCGTCGCAGTTCCTCGATTCGGCGGTTGCGCTGGGGAAGACCCGGGCGTCGGGGGACACGATCGCGTGGACGACGAAGGGCGTGGAGGGCGACATAAGCCCGCTGGTGGCGATGACGCTGGCCCGCTGGTCTTACGTGACCCGGTCTCATCTGCTCGAAGGCAGTCAGTACGACGTTCTGGATTCGGTGTTCTGACGGAGGGGGTTGGTCATGCGTAACCCGTTCCGTGGATGGCGGCGTGGCGGTGATGAGCGGCGGCTGCTGGACTCGTCGACGGTGTCCTGGCCGGCGGATCCGCTGTCCGCTCCGGCGGCACTGAACGAAGACGGCGCGCTGCGGCTGGGTCCGGTCCTGGCGGCTGGGCGGTTGCTGGCGGCGACGATCTCGGGGATGCCGCTGTGCGTGTACCGGCAGATGGGCGACAGCAAGCAGGAGTTGCCACTGCCGTCGCTGTTCACGCAGCCGTGTGCGCAGGGCACGCTGCATGACTGGGTGTTCCGGGCGGTGACGTCGCTGGCGTACCGCGGTAACGCAGTCGGCGTGGTGACGGCGCGGGACTATCTGGAGTACCCGACCGAGATCGAGTGGTTGGATCCGGCGTGCGTCCTGTGTGAGGACCGGCTCGCGCCGATGGGGGAACCGGGCAGCTTCACGAACCCGAAGTTCTCGTATTTGGGGCAGAGGCTGCCCAACGAGGATGTCGTGCATATCCCGTGGTTCCAGCTTCCGGGCCGGGTGTGGGGGCTGTCGCCGATCGGCGCCTACGCGGTGACGGTGTCGACGGGCCTGTCGGCGCAGCAGTTCTCCGATGACTGGTTCCGCAGTGGCGGCGTGCCGCCGGGCCGGTTCAAGAACACGACGCAGACCGTCGACCAGCAGCAGGCCAACATCATCAAGCGGCGCCTGGTGCAGTCGATCCGCTCGCACGAGCCGATCGTGTACGGCAAGGACTGGGAGTACGAGCCGGTCACGGTCAGCCCGAATGAGGCGCAGTTCGTTCAGACGATGCGGCTGACCGCGTCGACTATCGCCTCGATCTACGGAATCCCGCCGGAGATGATCGGCGGCGAGACCGGCGGATCCATGTCGTACAGCTCTCCTGAGCAGCGGCAGATCGAGCTGGTGCAGTTCTCGCTGCTGCCGTGGCTTGCGCTGCTGGAGTCGCACCTGAGCGCGCTTCTGCCGCGCGGGCAGTACGTGAAGTTCGACCCGGACGTGCTGATCCGCGCCGACCTGCTGACCCGCTTCGAGGTGCACGAGAAGAAGCGCCTGATCGGTTGGGACAACATCGACGGCCTGCGCGCCCTCGAGGACGAGCCGCCGCTGCCGAACGGCGCCGGCCAGGACTACACGCCGTTGCCGATCGCCTCCAATGCGGTGATTTCGCCGCCCGCTATCCGCAGTGAAGATCCGGGGCCGTTGCGCCTCATCCGAAAGGACGGCACCGATGGTTGACCGGCATCAGCTGCGCGATGCGCCCGAGCGGCGGTCTATCGCCGCAGCCGGGTTCGAGCTGCGGAGCAAGGGCGATGGCTTGACTCTGACCGGCTACGCGTCCGTGTTCAACAACGGCTATGACGTGCTCGGCGGCCCGCCTTACGGATGGACGGAGCGCGTGGATCAGCGGGCGTTCGACGCGACGCTGGCGGCGAAGCCGGACCTGCATCTGCTCATCAATCACGAGGGGATGCCGCTCGCGCGCACCAAGTCGGGCACGCTGCGCCTGTCGACGGACTCCAAGGGCCTCCTCGTCGAGGCGGACCTGGACCGCCGCGACCCGGACGTTCAGCGCCTGGAGACCAAGATGGAGCGCGGCGACATGGATGAGATGTCGTTCGCGTTCCGGGTGAAGGCCGACAAGTGGTCGGACGACGACACCGAGCGCACCCTGACCGAGGTCTCCCTGCACAAGGGCGACGTCAGCGTCGTGAACTTCGGTGCCAACCCGGCCACCAGCGCCCAGCTGAACAGCCTCAGCGCCGCTCTGGAGGTGCTGGCCGACGTCGACCCGGAGCAGGCCCGCTCGGAATTGCGGTCCGGCGGCGACCAGGTGCTGGAGCGCCTGGAGCGCGCCCGCGAGACCGTGCTCGCCCTGCACCGGTCGACGAAACCGCAGCCGAAGAAGGGCCGACTGCTGTCGGTCGCCGACGCCCGCGCGATGGAAGATGCCGACTCGGTGCTGCCGCTGGCCCGCTCGATCCCCTCGCACAGCACAGATGTCGTCGAGGGCTCCATGGACCGCCGGGCGGCGATCGAGGACGCACCGGACGATCAGGTGGTACTGCGCTACATGCACGCCTGGGTCGACCCCGACGGCGACCCGGAGGACAAGAGGTCCTACCGGTTCGCGCACCACGAGGGCCGGGTCGGCTCGCCGGCGAACCTGGGCGCCGTCCGGTACGCCCTGTCCCGGCTGCCGCACTCCGACATTCCGGAGGACCAGCGCGCCGCGGTCGAGGCGCATCTGCGCCGGCACCTCGCTGACGCCGACTGACCGGCGTCCCCACGTTCTTACCGCGGTCTGGCACTGACCTGCGGTGCTGTCGCATGCCTGGCACTGGCGTCGGCGGCTGCTTCACGGCCTGGCACTGGCCGCACCCACATCCGATGCCACGAAAGGCAGGCTCGCTCATGGATGAGCGACTCAGGCGGCTCATTGCTCGACGCGAGCAGGCCGCACGCGCCCGCGAGGAGATCCTCACGAAGCGCAAGGCGATCACCGACCTCGCCGAGGAGGAGGCCCGCGAGGACCTCCTGCCGGAGGAAGACGCGGAGTTCCGCGAGCTCACCGCCCAGGTGAAGGCCAAGGACGAGGAGCTGCGCAGTCTCGACGAGCGCATCAACGAGCTGTCGGAAGAGGCGGAGCGGTCCCGCACCGTCACCGCCGGCGCTGCGGCTCTGAAGCGGGCGCAGGCCCGTGTCGAATCCGTCTCCGAGGCGCGCACCTACGAGCGCGGCAACGGCAAGAGCTACCTGCAGGACCTGGCCCGTGTCCAGCTCAATATGGACGCCGACGGCGGCGCCCGCGAGCGGCTCCAGCGGCACGCCCAGGACGTCGCGAGCGCACCCGAGTACCGCGACCTCGCCCGCACGGACGGCAACGGGGGCTACTTCGTTCCGCCGCTGTGGCTCATGTCGCAGTACATCGAGCTGGCGCGCGCGGGCCGGGCCTACGCGAACGTCGTGAACAACCAGCCGCTGCCTCCCGGCACCGACTCGA